GCTCTGGATCGGGTGCTGGCCGGTTTCCAGCGGTTCAATTTGGATGATGGTCATAGTTCCTACCTCCACTTTAGCCAAATGCAACATAATGATACTTTTCATTATTGTTTGTGGTATTATTGGCTATAAGAAATCCTGTATCTGTTATCGTCAAACCATCATTACTTGAAATATCATTTGCGTTCCAACGGTAAGTCAGACCCGGCAATGCAATACGCCTTGTGTTTGGGCTGGCCTCGCTTAAAACGACAATATACTGTGGTCTAAACCCAAGTTCTATATTATTTGTTAGGTCACTTGTTGAGGCCTGCCGTCCAATAAAAATTCCTGTAACCATTTTGTGGCCTCTTGGCATATACTTACTCCACACCTGGAGCACCCCGGCCAGCACACCCGCGCCATACACTCCGTGGCTGGTGATGACCTGTCCCTCCGTCACCCAGTCCGCCGCCACGGTGCCGGAGTAGATGACCTCGATACTCTGTCCGGCTGTACCGCTCTTGAGGGCGATGGCGTCCTGGCTACCGTTGATAAAGCTGCCCGCGATCTGGTTGCCGGAGGCGGTCAAAATGGTGGAGGTTCCGTAACCAGAGTTGCCTGCAGCAGAATAACAAAGCAGCACTTGCTTATTGGCTATTGCCGTAATATCTAACGATTTAGATGTGCCGCTTGAGTGCAAAAATTTGTAGGTTGCAGCAAGCGATAATTCGCTTCCTTCATTAAGTAGAAGGTACGCATTTCCGTTTTCACATGAGACAACACAAGCTCCTGGAATCTGTGCGATTGTATTCTCAATCACACCTGATGTACTTGTAATTTGTAATGGAGCGAATCGTGGAATGATAGTGTTGCCAGATACGATGCATGTCCTCGCCGCGACCCCTACAGGGCTGCTTGAGTAATAAGATATGACAACATTTCCTTTTTGGTTTGATGCACACCTCGGCTTTGCTGTATAAGTGTCATTGAATACCGCCACATCGCCCCACGTCACCGCATTTGAGCTGTCAACGGCGGCAATGAGCACCTTTCCTTTATTCCCATCGTTCAAATCGACATAGCAGATGCATACACGCCCATCGTTCATGGATGTCGCAGAGATTTCGCCTGATGACTCACCCGTAATATCTCTCGTATATATACTCCCGAGACTGGAGGAAGACAGAGTGAACACTCTCATCCGCAACTTATTTGATCCAGCAATGAGAGCGCTGTAGACAACTGCTACCCGACCGTTTGTCAGCTCTGCGAGTGCGAAGAGATTATAAAATGCGGCATCTACGCTTTCACTTTGTGAAAAGGAAATGCTGTTTCCAGAAACTGTACCAAGCTTTACATATAGTGCACGGTTTTCTACATACCCTATCAAAAACTGCGTATCGCTCAGACGGGCGATACTAAGGCCGGTTATCGTCGTTTCATTTGCGTAATTGTTGTCTCCGACTCTTTTCCCGGTTTTTTTTGCTTATAAGGAATGCAGCGTGGTTAAAACCATTATCTTTAGAATTTGCGACAACTGCGTATTCCGAATTTAAATCACACACGGCCATATGGGTTACTGCGCGTTCCAGCAACACCGTCTCTACATTTGCCACCGGCGTGAGGGTCTTCTGCGCCTTCCCTTCCACCACATCCACCACGTCGCCCGCCTGGATGCTCTGGCCGGAGGCGACAGGGTAGCTACGTATCACATTCCGTCCAATCACAGGCCCTGCAACGCTGCTACCATCCGGCATAAATACCGCTTCGGCCAGCGTCTGCGGAAAGATGTCGCACTCCTTACCCTGCATCCGCTCCACCCGGTACGGGTCAACAGGCAGCGCCAGGGGCGTCTTGGTGTATGTCCAGTTCCGGGTCTGATTCACCGCGCCGCTGGCCGCCTGCACGCTGGCCTTGATGGTGATCGCCCCTGCACCGGGGTCGAGCATGGACACGGGTATGGTGATCAGTTGGCCGCTGGTAGGTGTTAGCGTGCGCTCATGGCCGTTGATTATCTCTGTCACTGTGATGGGGCTGTCCGTATCGCTGGTTACAGAATACGTCACTGGTGCCTTGGCGGTGCCAAGATTACCGTCAGTGCCGGAGATAACGAGGGAGGATACAGGGATAATACTCACCACATTGGACACAGTGAGGCCGCCGTATACACCGGAGATACCGGCGGAGATACGATATTGCACGCTTGTCCAACCGGATTGCACCGTGTCGGTATAGGTCAGGTCGTCTCCTGCGTAAACCTGCGTCCAGCCTCCGGAATCCACCCTGCGCTCCAGTTTGTAGCTTTCCGCGCTGTCTGCGGCCTCCCAGGAAATATCGACCGCATGGCCAATCATGGCGGCACCTGGAACTGTGATGGACGGCACACCGGGAACTGCATACTTAAATACATAATAGTAGCTTCCACTAATTCCGTCTTTTGGATAGGTATTTTCGGATTCACTGGTCACATCTTCAATGTACACGCCCTTCTCTTTTATGGTCTTGGCACCATAATAGACTGGATAGAAGATTTTCCCAGAGAGTGTATCAGGTATTCTATACGCCAACTTACCAGAGCTCGAAATCCAGCCTGCTGTTTTGTTAATTCCGTACGCTTCTTCCGCGTAATACACACCGTCTCCGGCCATGGCTCCATCAATGGCATATGGGTATTGAGCTGCGTCATTCTCCCTACTCATTTCAAGTGCGTTATTGAGGGTATATTTCCCCCTCACAGCGCTAAAGGAATAGCTCTTACCAACCCAAAAATTATTGATATCCCCTTGTTTAGGGGCATGCGCAGAGTGATCTTCCTCATATTTGACATTCAAGTTGTATTTTCCCCAGACATAGACCTGTGCCATTACCCCTCACCTCCTGTCCCTGTATAATCCGCCAGAATCAGGCCATAGAGCGTATTTGCCTTCCGGGAGGCCGGAGGCACCGCCTCCTCCACCTCATAGAATCCACCTATGTCAGGGAGCTGCCCGGCGGGCACCTTGCCATCGGGCCCCAGCGTCGCCAGTCCCGAAAATGCCTCTCCGATCTCTTTAGCGGCCGTCTGCGCGGCGTTGACCTGCTCCATGAGGTAGTTGTAGCCGTGCTGCTCGCTCAAGCCCACCTCTGCCCCGGTGGGGGCCACGGTCTGTCCGCCGGTCCAGTCCTCCGGCAAGTCCGCCGGAAGCGGAGTTTTGATCGGATTTTCAGCCATTGCTTACCACTCCTTCCGCTACAGGGATAATGTGCTTCAAGACCACATTCGTGGTAACAGGGATATACACGGTAGAGGACGTGAGGATATTCCCCTCTGCATCCAGCAGTTCCAGGGCGGTGATCTCTGTGGCCTGGGACGGCATGATGGTATAGGTGACGGTCAGCTCCGACCCCTCCACGGTCTTGGTCAGTCCGGTAATCGCAACTGTTCCGTTGACCCGGGCGGAGGCCACATCGCCGCTGACGAAGTTGGCCACACCGGCCAAGAGGGCCTGCTGGATGGATGGCGTCTCAGGCATCTTAATCACTCCCTCTGGGCCGTCGGTTGCGAAGGGCAGCCGCCCCAGCTCCCACGCCCCCAGCTTGTAGTTATAAATTCTCTGCGCGGACGAAATTGTCTCGGAGAGCAGCAGCCCCGTCCGCACAAAGGGGGAATTGACCCACACGATATGCGCCGGTTTGATACGGTTGATGGTGAAAGCCAGCTCGGTGGCGTAGTTCTGGTTTTGGGCCGCGCTTTCGATATAAAGTGTGTAGTTTGGGTAGTCTACCGTGACCTTCCATTCACCCGGCCCGATCAGCTCGTCCAGCTTTTGATAGAGGAATCCCAGGGTATAGGGTGGACGGGTAGAAATGCGGTTGAGCACGCGGGTCCTTCGGAATGCCAGGCTTTCCACCTGTGGGTTTGGTACAATTCGGAATACCTGCTCCCACATGCCAACCGCCCTCTCGTCCATCGTCTGGAAAAAGAAATTGTCAGCCACACCCACGATTTCCTCCGCCAGGGCCTCAAACTGCTGCTGTTCGGTCAAGCAGATCTGCTGATAGTCCAGCACCTCCCGGTACCACGGGGGCAGCAGGGACAGCAGGCTGGTATCCAGCTCAATTGGATTCATTCAGCGTCACCGTCCCTATTACGGGCACCTGCTGGGTTTCGCCCGTCTCCGTCAGGAGGAGATCTGCCGTACCGCCGTTGAGCTGCACGTTGGTGGCGTTGACCACGCCGGCCACCCCCACGATAGCGGCGGTAACCCTGGCCATGTACACATCGGCAGCGTAGGACACGTTGTTGGCGGACACGTTGGTGTCCCACCCCTGCCGCACGCTGCGCAGATATGTCTCAATGGCCTGCTCCACCGGTTCCTGCACCTGTCCGATGGCATGTCCGGCGGCCAGCAGGAGGGTGGCAGAGACATTCACCGCCAACTCTGTCGGGGCCACCGCCGTCACCTTTGCCCCGATAGGGGCCAAGCCCAGCCCCAGCCCCTGGTTGGGGGGCGGGTCGATGGCATTCTGCACCTTCTCCACCAGTGTGGATGAGGCAGGCAGGAAATCCGCCCCCAGAACGGACAGCTTCACAGTGCCACCGCCGTTCCAGGTGGGGTATACCTGCACCCCGCCCACGCCGTCAATGGCGAGGATGTTCTGGCGGTAGTCGGCAATATTGCCGCCAAAGGGACGGTTATTGAGCGCCTCAATCAGCCGTTCCCGAAATGCGCTGTCGGTCTCTGTGTCGTCACCAGGCACCAGGATATCCGTAATCTGTGCACTGGTCAGCCCCGGAATGGCGGTAATCGGCAGGATGGGCCCGGTGTACTCGTTTCCGATGGCGCCGGGGGTCTCCGCGGCCAGCTGGTACTGGTTCCCCGTATCGGTTGCCGCCGTTACGGTAAAGTTGATTGAGCCCGCTCCGTTGATGGTGGAGAACCGGGCTCCAATGGGCACAGAGGTATTGAACACGCCCAGGCGTACCGTGGCGGAGGCCGGATATCGGGTCAGGCCGCCAATCACAGCCAGCATATCCAGGGAATCCCCCACAGCCGTCTGCACGAAGGCCGCCCGCTGCACCCGGTCCAGAGTGAGGTAGAACCCCGCCAGGGTGTAGGCCGCCGGGGAGATGGCCGTGGGGATGGGGGCCGTGTCCCGCTTGTCATAAGTATCGGGCACCCGGTCCAGCATCTCCTGACGGAGGCTGGCATAGGTCTCTTGAGTAAAGTCAATCAAGTGATATCCACCTCCACACTGGTCTGCATCTCTCCATATACTGTGTTCACGGTGAGGGAGGCCCTCAACATATCCCCTTCCACGGCATACGTAAAGCTGGATATCCCCCGCACCCGGTCGTCCATTTTCAGCGCCTCGGTGATACGCCGCTGAAGTTCCGAGGCCACATACCCCGGGTCCTGCCCGATGAGCCCATCCCACTGCATCCCGGAGTAGGGGGAATAAATCTGCCAGCGGAACCGCTCCACATTGAGAATGACCTCCACAGCCTGCCGGACAGAATACCAGCCGTCACATTCCCCCTGGATGCGGTTGGTTTCCTTGTTGATATACCACGTCCTGGAGGGCTGGGAGACGAAGGACACCCCGGCGGACAGGTCGATAGCGGATGTAGGCAAAGTCGGCATCAGGCTTCCTCCTCAAAAATCCGGGACAGGACGATGAACTTCTGCCCGTGCTGTACCCGCAGCAGGAGCACTCTGTCCCCCTCCTCCAGCCTGCGGTTCAGGATAATAAAACCGTCCTTGACAGGCAGCTTCTTCCCGTCCTCCCAGCACACAATGTCCTCCCCCTGCAGGGTGGCGTCCGCCCCCTCAGAAACCAGAGCGTATTCCCCCAGGTAGGAGCCGTCCAGTCCCGTGGTGGTGGTGCCCGCCGAGTTGGCATGGGTGTGGGAGAGGGTCTGAATCCGGTGCCTGTGGGCCAGCACCGGGATTTTCTTCTCAATCACCGGCTCAGTGAGGCAGAGCTGCCTCCGTCTCAGGGGAGATGTGGCAGGGTTAATGGTAATCTCCAGCGGTTCTTCTCTGGTCACCGTGCCCACCCGCAGGTCTGTTGGCTGCCCGGCGGCGGTGTTCTCCTGCATCATCTGGTACAGAACATCTTTCAGATCCACGCACTCACCTCTTACACATGTTCCAGCCCCAGGGTCTCAAACTCCATTGTGTGGTCGTCATTTGCCCAGGTGTGGGTCACCTTCTCCAAAAGGACGTATTGGTCGAGATTGATATCCCCAAGACCCTGCACCTTCATGAGCACCATCTGTCCCGCCCGCAGGCCGGGCACCCCCAGGGAGGATACCTTCAACGTCCGCATCCGGCGGTTATAGCACGACAAGGTGGCCCGGGCCTGGGCCTGTACCTGCGCGTCATTCATGGTGCCATCCACCGTCTGGTAGAGCTGGAGCATGCCCCACTGTCCAATTGTGGCGCTGTCCTCCGCTACGAACACATCCGCCCTGCCGGTCTCCTCGTTGGGCCGGGCCAGTTTGACGTGGTTGTAGGTCTGCTCGTCGATGTCGGTCTTGTAGGTGTAGTCGGTCAGCAGGGACATGTCGCCGATGACCACGTTGGAGACCATATCCCGGGGCTGCCGGAGGGCCAGTCCGTTTCCATCATCGAACAGCACATAGATGTTCCCGGTGTTGAGCAGGGTCTGTTGGATGGCCTCCCCCAGGATATCCAGGCAGCTCTCGTCCTCCTTATAGAAGTCCGGGATAGCGTACCCCGTATCCGCTACCTGCCCCACGTCAATCTGGAGGTCGGCGGCAATCTGCCGGAGCATATCCCCGGCGGTCTGCGCCTCAAAGTTATAGGATGCGTTGGCCTTCAGATAGCGGATGCGGTCGTAGCATGTGACCTGAATCTCCCCCCAGCGGTCCTTGCTCTTGGTGAATACCCAGCCGTAGAACTGGAGCTGGCCGTCCGCCGAGAACCGGACGATATCGCCCTCGGCGAAGCTCAGATCCCCGGCTTTCAGCACATTGAATTTCAGTGTGCCCGGCGAACCGGTGCGTTCCGTGCTCCAGGTAACCTCCGGCACGGAGTTGGATATCTCCCACATCTTCCCGACGGACTTGTTGGCAATAATCAGCTCTGTCTTCACGTATCGCTCACCACCTGGAGGGCGTTTTTGTCTATCCAGCCCAGGGGATTCCCGGCCTCGTCTGTGATGTGGACGCTGGCGGGGCGGGTGGCATCTACAATCCGGGACACCAATACCCTCCGTCCGGAGGCCGTGCCGTGGGGCTCATCCCCGTAGCTGGTGTAAAAATAGGAGCCGTTGGCAATGCACGCCGCACCGGCATAAAGCTGTCCTTGCGGGATTGTGCGGGAGGGTTCCGCTGTGACTTCCACCGGCATCCCCGCGGGCTGCCGGCCGCTCTGTGCAGAAAGAGACTGCGGGGTATAATCCCGATACTCGGTCAGAGTCAGATCGTAGTAAAAATCGCCGGTCTCCCCTCCGCGCTCCTCGGTGTTGAACTGGGTGATCAGCACTTCAAAGCCGGTGTCGCCAGTCATGAATGGCTCCCCGTTCTCATAGTACCGCACAGGGGTGTAGATGATGGGCGCCTTGTCGTTCATGGCGCTCTCAAAGAACTGGATGTAATACTCAGGCGGGTGGAAGGCGCCCCATTGATTGCTTCCAGAGAACTCCCGCCCGGGGAAAAAGGAGGAAATGGTTACCTCCCGCAGCTTGGGTATGCGGGGGATCATGATGGGGCCGATGCCCAGCACGTTGTATTCGCTGTTGTCGTTGTCCCGGGCCACGGGCAGCTTTTCCGGGTTCACCGGCAGGCGGATGACCGTACCGTCCCGCGTGAAAAACAATCCGAAGTTATTGACGGACATACCGGCCTCCTCTTTTCTTATCCGCTTGCGGGCCGCGCCGTGCTGCGCGTGGAGCCGGAGGCGGTCTGCTCGATCAGAATGTCCCGGATGGCATTGGCGAGGCTCTGGCGGTCGGCGGCGGTCCGCCCGGTGTTGGCTCCGTTGACCGTGATCACCGGAGTCTGCGCCGTCAGGTTGACGTTGTTCACATACCGCCGCTCCGCCACGTCCACCAGGGATTTGATGTCCTCGTCGCTCATCTTGACCGACTTCTCGATGCTCCCTACGCTCCCGGCGATATCGCCCAACTGGCCGGAGAGCTCGTCGTAGGGCACGCCGGAAAGAGCCGCGCCAACGGCGTCGTTCCCATTTCCGCTGAACAGATTGGCTCCCCAGTTATAGCCCGTGTTCCAAGCGTCTCCATAGTTGAACCGGTAATCAATCGTCGGTGCATTCCTGTCCAATGTAATAGCGTTTTCGTTTTTGCCCCACTTGAGGACGGAGTCTTGCAGCGAAGTGAGGCCGGCGGTCCAATTTGTTCCGAAGATGGCGTCAATAATCTTCGTCACAACTTTGCCCAAATCTAGAAACCAGGAGATAATATTTCCGATTAAATTGGCGACTGCCCCGCCGAACGAATCAAACCCGCCGTTCGTAACATTCAGGACCCATTCGATGATTCCAAGAAAAGGCGTCACAAAGATAGACCATACAGCCTGAATGATTCCATTGAGCAATCCGATGACTGTATTTCCAATAATCGCGGCTACTGTGAGCACTGCTCCGGCAATAATTCCAGTGGCCGACACACTGGTCCCGGCGAAGTGATTCACCGCCGCCGTCACTGCGTAAATGGCCCCGATCACCAGCGCAATGATGATAAGCGGCAGCCCCCAGGTGGTCGCCATGACCGCCCCAAGCATCTCCTGTGCGGTTGTCAAGGCCGTAGTCGCCGCCGTGCAAATGTTGGTCCAGTTGGCTGCCAGAAGGAACACGCCGAACGCAGCACCCAGTCCCAGGATAATGGGGCCCACTAGGTCGATATTATTTGCCAGCCAGGAGATTGCATCCAGCACCGGGTCAAGGGCCTGAATGGCGACGTTCTGGAACATCGTCCACACCTGCGCCCAGGTCATGGGCATCTGCTCAAACTGGGCGTTGGTCTCCTCCGCCGCCCCAAGCATGGCGTTCTTGACCACCTCCGCGGTGACCTTTCCCTCGCTGGCCAGCTCCCGCATCTCCCCAATGGTGACGCCCATATACTCCGCGATGGTCTGGGCAATCATGGGGGTCTGCTCCAGCACCGAATTGAGCTCCTCGCCCCGCAGGGTGCCGGAGGCCAGGCCCTGGGTAAGCTGCACCAGCGCGGCCTGGGCAGACGCACCGGAGGCCCCGGAGATCGCCATCTGCTTTTGAATCTGCTCGGCGAAAGCCACCAGCTCGTCCGTTCCTGTAAATGCGTTCCCGGCTACCGTGCCGAGCTGGGAAACAAAGTCCGCCATATCGGCGTAGGCTCCACGGCTGCGCATGGCCGCCTGATAAATCTCTTCCTGGGCTGCGGCCGCCGCCTCGGCGCTGCCGGTCATGAGCCGCAACCGGGCGTTGATGCTGGTGAGCTGGTCGGAGGTGTTTACCAGCCAGCGGACGGACTGCATACCCAAGAAGGTGCCTGCGAGGTTGCGGATCGTACCAAGCAGGGATGTCCCCCGGCTGTTGGTCTGCGTCATCTTCCCCGCAAGTTCTTGCATCTGTACAGCTGTGGCCGCAGCGGCGGTTTCCACATTCATCGTGGAAGCCCGCACATCGTCCAGCATGTTTGCCATCCTCTGCGCTACCTGTAAGCACTGGGTCATGGTGGACGTGAATTTATCCTCCAGAATCAGGGTTTCTCGAATTGCGGCCATGCTCTCACCTCCGATTCGCCCGGTCTTGGGCTTCCTTCTGGTCTCTCAT